GCCACGGCCTCCCTCGCTCTGCCTCCGCAGCTTGCCGCACCGCCGGCGCCCGACGCCCCGGCGGTCGGCGAGCCGCTCGGCAAGAAAGGGCAGCGCGAAGTCGAAGCACGCAAGGGCGGCGGCACCCCGATGGGCGAGCTGCTGAACTGAGATGGAAATCGACCTGTCCTGCCCCGACTGGTTCGAGCGACTGAAGGCGGGGAAGGCGCCGATCCGCGACGGGCTGGTGATCGACGAGGCGGAAGCCAACCGGGCGGTTGCGATCTTCGATCTGATCCGACTGCCGGACGTGCCTGGGACGCCGCTGCTGCGCGACGCCGCCGGCGACTGGTTCCGCGAGATCATCCGCGCGGTGTTCGGATCGGTCGATCCGGTGTCGCGCGCGCGACTGATCAACGAGTTCTTCGTCCTCGTGCCGAAGAAGAACTCGAAGACGAGCTACGGCGCCATGCTGATGCTGGTGGCGCTCGCGGTCAACCGGCGGCCGAACGCGGAGTTCATCTTCACGGCCCCGGTGCAGGACGTCGCCGATCTCGGCTTCAGCCAGGCGGCCGGGGCCATCGCGCTGGATCCGGACCTTGCGCGGAAGTTTCACGTCCGCGAGCACGTCAAGACGATCGTGCATCTGGTCACGAAGGCCACGCTCGAGATCAAGACCTTCGACCCGAGCGTGCTGACCGGCCGGAAGCCGGCGGGGGTTCTGATCGACGAGGTTCACGTGATCGCGAAGATGTCGAAGGCGGCAAGTGCGTTGCGCCAGCTTCGCGGCGGCATGCTCGCCATCCCGGAAGCGTTCCTCGGAATGATCACGACGCAGAGCGAGGAGGCCCCTGTCGGCATCATGCGGAGCGAGCTGCTCAAGGCCCGTTCGATCCGCGACGGCAAGCGCGCCGGCACGACGCTGCCGGTGCTTTACGAGTTTCCCGAGAAGATCCAGAAGGAAAAGGGCGGGGCGTTCTGGCGCGACCCGGCGAACTGGCATCTGGTCACGCCGAACCTCGGTCGCTCGATCACGCTGCCCCGCCTGATCGCGGGCTTCGCTGGGGCCGAGCAGGACGGCGAGGCTGAGTTGCGGGCATGGGCTTCGCAGCACCTGAACATCGAGATCGGTCTGGCGCTGCACTCCGACGGGTGGGCCGGCGCCGAACACTGGGAAGGGGCCGCAGAAGACGGCTTGACGCTCGCGTCGATCCTCAAGCGCTGCGACGTCGTGACGGTCGGCATCGACGGCGGCGGGCTCGACGACCTTCTCGCCCTGTCGGTGGTGGGGCGGGACGAGGCGACGAAGCGCTGGCTGCTCTGGTCGAAGGCTTGGGCATTCCGCGGCGTGCTGGATCGGCGCAAGGGCGAGGCGTCCAGGCTGCTGGACCTGCAGACGGCCGGCGACCTCTCGATCGTCGACGACCTCGGGACCGACATCGACGAGCTCGCGAACGTCGTGCGGACCGTCGAGGCGTCGGGGCTGCTGGCGAAGGTCGGCGTCGACGTGGCCGGGATCGGCGCCATCGTCGATGCGCTGGACGAGATCGGCATCGAGGCGGACCGCATCGTCGGCATCCCGCAGGGGTGGAAACTGAACGGCGCGATCCTCACGGCCGAACGCAAGCTCGCCGATGGCTCGCTGGTCCACGGCGGCCAGCCGCTGATGGCGTGGGCCGTGGGCAACGCGAAAGTTGAGCCGCGCGGAAACGCGGTCACGATCACGAAACAGGCCGCCGGCCGCGCGAAGATCGACCCGCTGATGTCGAGCTTCAACGCGATCGCGCTCATGTCAACCAATCCGGCGCCGCGCCGCTCGGTCTACGAGACGCGCGGCCCGATGCTCGTCTAGCGGAGACGCACGGCATGGGCCTGTTCAACCGGATCGGCAGCGCGTGGTCGGCGCTCAAGTCGCCGAAAGCCTCGGGCGCCGTTAACGTCGCCGGGATGACGCAGGAGGAGCTTTACCGCTGGCTCCGGCAGGGCAGCGAAACGGCGTCGGGCGCCTTCGTCACCGAATCCTCGGCGATGCGCGTCGCGACCGCCTGGCGGTGCGTGAACATCATCTCGGGCGCCGTCGCCACGCTGCCTCGCGATGTCGTGCGGCGCGTCGGGGAGACCAGGCGCGAGCCGGCTGTCGGGCATCCGGTCCGCCGGATCTTCACGGTCAAGCCGAACCACTGGCAGACGCCGCTCGAGTTCATCCGCATGATGCAGGCGCATTTGCTCCTGCGCGGAAACGCCTACGCCCGGAAGGTCATGCTCGGCCGCGAAGTCGTGGCGCTCCTGCCGCTGCATCCCGACCGGGTCGACCCGGAGCAGGCGGCGGACGGAAGCATGATCTACAGGGTCGCGCTCGCCGACGGCCGCCGAATCGTGCTCACGCAGTCGGAGGTCTTCCATCTGCGCGGCCTTACGCTCGACGGCAAAGCGGGCCTCTCGGTCATCTCGCACGCGCGCGAATCCCTCGGCCTGTCGCTGCAGACGGAGGCCGCCGGCGCCCGCCTGTTCCGCCAGGGTGTGCTGGCCGGCGGCGCGCTCAAGACGGCGGGCCGATTGTCCGAGGACGGGCGCAAGAACATCACGGACATGCTGGCCTCCCGGTACGCCGGCAGCGAGAACGCCGGCAAGATCATGGTTCTCGAAGAGGGGCTGGAGCCCGTGCAGGTCGCGCTCACGGCCGTCGACGCGCAGTTCCTCGAAACCCGCGACTTCCAGCGCATCGACGTCGCGCAGTTCTTCGGCGTGCCCCCGCACATGCTGGGCCTCACAGACAAGGCGACCTCGTGGGGCGCCGGCATCGAACAGCAGGGAATCGGCTTCGTCACCTACACGCTCGGCGAATGGATCGCGACGTGGGAAGCGGCGATCAAGCGGGACCTCTTCTCGCCGGCCGAGGCAGAGACGCTCGACTTCAAGTTCTTTACCGCGGGGCTTCTCCGCGGCGACGTCAAGACGCGCTGGGCCGCCTACGTGCAGGCGCTGCAGTACGGCGTGATGTCGGTCGACGAGGTGCGTGCGCTCGAGGACATGAACCCGCGCGCCGACGGCAAGGGTGGCGAGTATTACCCGCCGCCCAACATGACGGGCAAAGCTGCCCAGCTGCCAGCCGAAGAGGGGAAAACCGAATGAGCGTCCGCAAGCTGCCGGCGATCAAGGCATTCGAGCGTCCCGAAGGGCTCGCATGGGACGCGCCCAGCGACGCCCTCGCGCGCTGGCACGGCCCGGCACCCGAGGCCGCCGCCGGGACCGACGAAGGGACCGTCACGATCTACGACGTGATCGGCGAGGATTCGTGGACCGGCAACGGCTTCACGGCGAAGCGCATGTCGGCGGCGCTCCGCTCGATCGGCGCGCGCGACGTGACTGTCAAGATCAACTCGCCCGGCGGGGATTTCTTCGAGGGTGTCGCGATCTACAACCTCCTGCGCGAGCACCCGGCCGCCGTGACGGTCCGCGTGATGGGCCTCGCCGCGTCGGCGGCGAGCATCATCGCGATGGCCGGTGACCGGATCGAGATGGGGCGCGGCGCTTTCCTGATGATCCACAACGCCTGGGCGGTCGCCATCGGCAACCGGCACGACATGCGCGCGGCAGCCGACACGCTCGAGCCGTTCGACGCGGCGATGGCCGGAATCTACGAGCACCGCAGCGGCCTCGCGGCCAAGAAGGTCGCCGAGCTGATGGACGCCGAGACGTGGCTCGCGGCCGCGCAGGCGGTCGAAATGAAGTTCGCCGACGCGGTGATCGACGACGAGGCGACGACCGACGGATCGACCAGCGCGCGCGCCGATCTCGCGGCGAAACACCGGGTGGACACCATTCTCGCGAAGCAGGGGATGCCGCGCTCCGAGCGCCGCCGCCTGATCCGCGACCTCGCAAACGGCACGCCTGGCGCTGCCGAACCCGCCATGCCGAGCGCTGGCGATTCCGACCCTGCCTTCGCGGACCTCGTCCGGAAGGCAATCGCAACCCTACGCTCCTAGAGAGGATCGAAAAATGAAGATCAGCACCAAGACGCCGCGCGTGCGCGGCATCGTTGCCGGCGTGCGCGCGGACGCGAACTCGCCGCAGGCACTCCTCGCCGAACTCCAGAGGACGTTCGAGACCTTCAAGGCCGAGAACGACAAGCACCTCGCGGACATCCGCAAGGGTCTCGGCGATGCCGTCCAAGCGGAGAAGGTCGACCGCATCAACGCCGCGATCGACGATCTGCGCAGCCAGATGACCGACGTCGCCTCGCGCGCCGCACTGGCTGCGACGGCCGGCGGCGGTGACGAGGAGAAGGCCCGCCGCATCTTCGCGGAATCGCTCCGGCGCGAGCCGGGCGCTCCCGCCGTCGAAGTGGCGGCCGAGGTACTGCGCGACTATCGCCCGGCCTTCAACGCCTACCTGCGCCGCGGCGACGCGGTTCCGGCGGGTGTCAAGGCGGCCCTGTCGGTCGGCTCGGACCCGGACGGCGGCTACACCGTCACTCCCGAGATGTCGACGCGGATCGTCGAGAAGACCTACGAGACGTCGGATATCCGTCGCCTCGCCACGGTCGAGACGATCGGCACCGATGCGATCGAGGGCATCAACGATCTCGACGAGGCGGCCTCGGGCTGGGTCGGCGAGACGGCGACGCGCTCGGAGACGAACACGCCGCAGGTCGGCATGTGGCGCATCCCGGTGCACGAGGTCTACGCCAACCCCAAGGCCACGCAGAAGCTGCTCGACGACTCGCGCTTCAACATCGAGGCGTGGCTCGCGCGCAAGGTGGGCGAGAAGTTCGCCCGCGCCGAGAACACGGCGTTCGTCTCGGGCGACGGCGTGCAGAAGCCGCGCGGCATCCTGTCGTACACGATGGCGACGACGGCTGACTCCTCCCGCGCGTGGGGTGCGATGCAGTACATCGTGACCGGCGCATCGGGCGCGTTCCCGACCCTGTCGGCCGGCGTGACGTCGCCCGCCGATCCGCTCGTGACGCTGGTCTTCTCCCTCAAGGCGAAGTACCGCGCCAACGCGACGTGGCTCATGCCGCGTTCGGTCGTGGCCGAGATCCGCAAGATCAAGGATGCGGATTCGAACTACGTCTGGCAGCCGAACTTCGAGATGCGCCAGGGCGGCATGCTGCTCGGGTATCCCATCGTCGAGGCCGAGGACATGCCGGTCATCGCGGCCAACTCGTACTCGATCGCGTTCGGCGACATCCGGGAGACGTACACCATCGTCGACCGGGCCGGCGTGCGCGTGCTGCGCGACCCGTACACGTCGAAGGGGAACGTCCTGTTCTACTCGACGAAGCGCGTCGGCGGCGGCGTGCTGAACTTCGAGGCGACGAAGTTCCTCAAGTTCGGCACCGCCTGACGCCGGCGCCCGGCGTTCGGGCGCGACCTGGCGGCGGGCTTCGACCCGCCGTCTTTCTTTCTCGGCTCTAGGAGGGCCACACCATGCAGAACCTTCTCTCGAATGTGCTCGTCACGCGGGTGATCAACCGCAGCGCGGGCACGGCGTCGGCGACGCCGACCAAGGGTACGATCATCGACATGCAGGGCTGGGACGGCGTGCTGTTCGTCGCCGCTTTCGACAACGTCGCCGCGACGTCCGCGATGGCGTTGCGTGCAGCCGGCGACGACGTCAACAACACGTCCGGCATGACGCTCTACACCGGCTCGGCATCGTTCACCGCCGGCGCGTCGGACGCCGACAACAAGCTCCTGGCGCTCGACGTGTACCGGCCGAAGGACCGGTACATCGAGGCGCAGGTGTTCCACGTCACGGCCGACGCGCCGATCGACAGCGTGATCGCGATCCAGTACCGCGGCACGCTCAAGCCCGTCACGCAGGGCGCCACGGTCGTCGCTTCGGCTTCGATTGCCGGCGAGTCCTGACCAGTCGGGGCGGGGGCTTCGGCCTCCGCCCCTTCGGTTTCTGAACAGAGGAGAGCGCGATGCGCTTCAAGATGCTCAAGACGGTGGCCGGCGCCGAGGACGGGATCCACGTCCGCGAATATGCCGAGGGCTCCGTCCACGATCTCGGGCCCGAGCTCGAGCGCGAATTCAAGTCGATGGGCGTGGTCGAGCCTGCGCCCGACGAAGCGGCGCCCGCCTCGGCGGACCCCGCGCCTGCGGAGAGCCCGGCCGACCTCGAGGAGATGACGAAGGCGGAGCTGCGTGCGCACGCGCTCCTGACCTACGACCTCAAGCTCGACGAGTCGCTGAACAAGGCGTCCCTGATCGCCGCGATCCGCGACGCGGCTGCAGCCGCAGCCAAGTAATCGACGCCGCTCCGGCCCGACGAGTGCGGGCCGGAGTAGACGAGGGGCCGCATGGAAAAGCTCATCACCGCGCCGGCGACGGAGCCGCTCTCGCTCACCGAGGCGAAGCTGCACCTCCGCGTCACGGGAACCGACGAGGACAACCTGATCACTGCGCTGATCGCGACCGCGCGCCAGGAGGTCGAAGCGGCGACCGGCCGGGCGCTGATCACGCAGACATGGGAATACTCGCTCGACGAGTTCCCGCCCTGCGGGCTGGTCCATGAAGCCTACATCCGCCTGCCGCGCGCGCCGCTCGTGTCGATCTCGTCGTTCAAGTACCTGAACTCCGAGAACGTCGAGACGACGATTGCCGCCGGGGACTACCGGCTGGTTGCCCCGACCGGCCCCCTCGCCGAGCGGGGGCATGTCGGCCCGGCCTTCGATGTCGAATGGCCGTCGGACGTGCTTGAGACCCGCAATGCGATAACGATCCGGTACGTGGCCGGCTACGGCGCGGCCGGCGATGTGCCTGGCGGCATCAAGTCGGCGATGTACCTGCTGCTCGGCGACCTTTACGGCAACCGCGAGGCGAAGATCCTCGGCACGATCGTTACCGAGAACCGCGCGGTCGAGCGGCTCCTCTGGCCGTTCAAGCTGCTGGATATCTGATGGGCCGCGCCGCCGGCAAGCTCGACCGCCTCGTCACCATCAAGACGGTGACGGAGACGAAGGATGCCGAATTCAACGGCGTCGAGAGTGCACAGACCACGCTGGCGCAGGTCTGGGCTGAGAAGAAGGACATCTCCGGCCGCGAGTTCTTCTCGGCCGCCGTCGAGAATTCCGAAGTCGATACGGTGTTCCGTATCCGCCACCGGACGGACGTGACGACGAAGCACCGCATCGCCTACGGCAACCTCGACTACGACATCGTCGCGATCGCCGAACTTGGTCGCCGCGAAGGCCTCGAACTCCGTTGCAAGGCGAGGGTCGGCTGATGATCGAGACCAGGATCGACGGTCTGGCCGGCATCGACCAGATGCTGAAGGACTTGCCCGAGCGCATCGCGCGCCGCGAGCTGAATGGTGCACTGTTCGCCGGCGGCAACGTCATCGCCAAGGAGGCCGTTGCGCGGGCGCCGGACTCGTCGGAGCAGCATCCGCGCGGCGACCTGAAGCGGAATATCCGCGTACGCCGGATCCGGGCCTCGACGTCCACTGGCGCTCTCGCCGTTGCCGTGACCACCGGCGCCGCCTTCTGGGCCAAGTTCGTCGAGTTCGGCCGTGCTGCGGTGAGCGTGAAGCGAAAGCGCGTCCTGTCGGACGGGCTGGCGATCTTCGGCACGGATGTGGCCGCAGCCCCGGCACGCCCCTTCATGCGCCCTGCCTTCGACGCGGCCGGCCCGCGCGCCATCGAGACCATCGCCAAGCGCCTCAAGGCCGGCGTCCTCCGCCAGGCAAAGCGGAATCAGGCCTAGATGTTCGAGAAGGTCCTCGTCGAGCGCCTGCGGAACGTCGCGGGCGTTACCGCCCTGATCGGTGCAGCCGGTGCGATGCGCGCCTATCCGCAGGTCGCGGAGAAGAACGCGGCGATCCCGTATGCCACCTACTTTCGGGTTTCGACGAACACCGAGCCAACCGCCTCGCTCGAGGGCGGCCGCGCGCAGGTCGCGTGGGCGCGCATCCAGTTCGATGCCTGGTCCAATACCTACGCGCAGGCCAAGGCGCTCGACGATGCGATCCGCCTCGCGCTCGACGGATGGAGCGGCACCTATTCCGGCGTGACGGTCGTCTCCGTGCGCCGTGTCGACAGCAGGGACATCTACGAGTCCGAGACGCAACCGCCGATGCACCGCGTCAGCTCCGACTATCTCGTCTGCTTCAACCTCTGAGGAGTAAAGGCTATGTCGAATCCCTCTTCCGCTTTCAAATCGCAGGGCACCGTCATCAAGGGCGTGCTCGAAAAGACGGTCACGACCGAGTTCGTCGCGTCGACCAAGAAGCTGGTCCGGACCACGGGCTCGTGGATCGCCGACGGCTTCCTCGTCGGCATGGCGATCACGACGAGCGATGCCGGCAACACGACGGTCGGCGCGGCAACGGTCGTGACGGCCCTCGAAATGACGGTCAATGGTACCGTCGTCGACGCCGTCGCCGGCTCGGAGACGATCACCGGCAAGGCGACGATCGGCGAGATCAAGAGCTTCAACGGTCCCGGCGGTCAGTCGTCCGACATCGACATCACGACTCTGGAGTCGACCGCGAAGGAGTTCCTGCAGGGTCTGCAGGACGAGGGCGAGTTCTCCTTCGAGGCGAACCTCGACCCGAGCGATCCCGGCCAGATCTTCTGCCGGGCCGCGCGCTCGGCACAGGTCCAGCGCGGGTTCGAGGTCATCCTCGCCGACACCGACGCCACGACCTTCGAGTTCGATGCGAACGTCAAGGGCTTCTCGGTCTCGGGCGGCGTCGACGACGTCGTCAAGGCCGCGATCTCGCTGCGCATCTCCGGCCCGGTTACGTGGTCCTGATCTAGCCGGAAAGGGGCGCACGTCACATGAAGACGCTTTCGAGAGACGAAATCCTCGGCGCGAAGGATCTCCGGCTCGAGCCGGTCGACGTGCCGGAGTGGGGTGGCCGGATCTTCGTCCGCCCCCTGACGGCCGAGGAAAGCGACAAGTTCCAGCGCGACCCGGATGCGCTGGAAAACCTGACCGCGCGCATGGTCGCGTTCTGCGCGGTCAACGAGCAGGGCGGCCGCCTGTTCGTCGACGACGACGTGGCGGCGCTCGCCGGCAAGTCGGCGGCGGCCATGCGCCGTGTCGTCACGGCGATCGGCAAGATCAACGCGATGACGGTCGAGGCGCGCGAGGAAATCCGAAAAAACTGAAAGGCCAGTCCAGGCGGGCGTTCCTGCTTGGGCTGGCGATGCGGTTCGGAATACCCCCGCGCGAACTGCTGCAGCGGATCACGGCGCGCGAGCTCGCCGAGTATGAGGAGTTGTTCGCCCTCGACCCCTGGGACGAAAGCCGGGCCGACCTCCGGACGGCGATCGTTGCTGCGACGCTGGCGAACATCAACCGCGACCCGAAGAAGGGCAAGCCCTTCCGGCCGGTGGATTTCATGCCCTACGCCGACAAGGAAGCCCTGAAGCGCGCGGACGCCAGCCGCCTAGCCGCCGAGCTCAAGGGCGCGCTGGGCGCCAAGGCCGTGCGGAAGAACAAGCGAAAGCGGAGACCTTAGGGAATGTCGCAGTCGATCGGCTCACTCGTCATCAAGCTCGAAGCGCAGACGGCTGCGCTCCGGACGGATATGGCCGAGGCGCGCCGGATCATCGACTCAAACACCGGCGCCATGAAGGGCGCGTTTGCGGGCGTCCAGTCGGCCGCGCGCGTGGCGGCCGGATCCTTTGCCGCCATCGGCGTCTCGCTCGGGATCGGCGCGCTGGTCTCCTATTCGAGACAGGTGATCGAGACGGTCGGCGGCCTCGGCGAGATGGCCGACCAGCTCGGCGTCACGACGGATGGCCTGCAGGCCCTGCAGTACCAGGCGCTGCAGTCCGGTGCTTCGGTCGAGACGCTCGACGGTGGCCTTGCGCGCCTGACCCGCTCGATCGGCGACGCGGCCGAGGGCAACGACGCGCTGCTCAACCGCTTCAAGTCGCTGGGTGTCGGCATCCTCGATTCCGGCGGCAAGATCCGCAGCACTGAAGCTGTCCTTGAGGACGTGGCGAAGTCGATCGCGGCGATCGACGATCCGGCAAAGCGTGCGGCGGCGGTCGTGGATCTCTTCGGCAAGAGCGGCCAGAAGCTCATGCCGCTGCTGATGGATCTCGCGAATGTCGGACTGCCGGGCCTCAAGTCTCAGGCCCGCGAAGCTGGTGCCGTGGTCGACGAGGCGCTGATCAAGCGCTTCGACGAGATCGGCGACAAGGCGGCGGTGGCTGGCAAGCGCCTGACGGTCTTCACGGCCGACGCGATCGGTTACCTCATCGTGCAGGCCGGCAAGGGCGCCAAGGCGCTCGATGATCTGTTCCGCGTGCGGGACAACTCGGGTACCAATGCCGCGATCGCGCGCGGCGCCGTCCCCGGCCTGTCGGACGGCGGCATGTTCGGCGGCGACACGACGCAGGGCGGTGGCCCGGTCGTTCCCGGCGGTCCGACGCGGACCCCCTACATCGACGAGTTCGGCGCAGGGTTCGTCCCGCCCCGGCTGTCCATGCCCGGCGGCCCGACGTCGAACCCCGCTTCGACGCGCGACCTGCAGAACCAGGCGGCCGGCGACGCCTTCATCCGGTCGCTCGAGCTGCAGCGTGACGTGATCGGCCAGACCGAGTCCGCCGCCCTGCGCCTTCGCCTCGAGCGCGAGATGGAAATCAAGGTCGTGGATGGGGTGCTCAAGCCAACCCAGAAATACACGAGCGCTCAGATCGATGCGGCGGTCGCAGTGCAGGGCCAGATCGAAGCGATCACTGCACTGAACCGGGCCCAGATGGAGGCTGGCAAGACCGCCGCCGCTCTCTCCGCCGAACGCGAGAAGGAACGCAATGCCGGGGCCGAGGCCCGCAACCGCGCGGCTCTGGCCGGCGACAAGTCGAACCGTGCCGTCGAGGATCTCCGCGCGCAGGCGCCTCTGATCGCCGGCGCCACGATCGAGTGGAACAAGTACACGCAGCAGTTCGAGGCGGTGAATACCGAGCTCGACATCTTCCTGCGCAAGAACGCGATCATCGCCGAGGGCATCGTCGGTCCGTCTGAAGCCGAGCGCCAGGCGCGGCAGGAAGTCACGGCCGACACCGAGCGCCGCAAGGCGATGGAGGCCCAGACCTTCCAGGTGCGCGGCCTCCAGAACGCCTACGACGAGCTGTCGCAGTTCGGCGAGCGCTCGTTCGACCGGATCGGCGCTTCGATCACCGAGGCCTTCGCCAAGGGCGAGGACGCCATGGTCTCTTTCAAGTCGATCGGGCGGGCCATCCTTTCCGAGATCGCGCAGGAGTTCATGAAGCTCGCGATCCTCAATCCGCTGAAGAACGCGATCTTCGGCGGGAACGCGGCGACGCTGTCGAGCGTCGGCGGCCTGCTTGGGAGCATGTTCTCCGGCGGTGGCATCGGCAACTACTTCGGAGGCGCCTCCTATTCGTCGCTCGGCTCGGCCGGGCTGGCGTTCGGCGGCCCCCGCGCCGAGGGCGGCCCGGTCGCCGCCGGCAAGACGTATCTGGTCGGCGAGGAAGGCCCCGAGCTCGTCGCGTTCGGTGCGGCCGGCCGCGTCTATCCGGCCGGCGAGTCGGCGGCGATGATGCGTGGCGGCCGCGGCGGCGACACCTACTACCTCGACGCGCGCGGGGCCGACCAGGCGGCCGTCGCCCGCCTCGAGCAGGCGGTCAATCAGCTCAACGGCACCCTCGAGAAGCGCGCCCTCGGCGCCTTCGCGGACGACTACGCCCGCGGCGGTTCGATCTCCAAGATGATGGCGCGCGCCTGATGGCGATCACCTATCCCCTGACCGCGCCGACGACCGGCAAGCGCGCGATCCGCTGGCGCACGATTTCGGCCGTCGCGGCGCACCGGTCGCCCTTCACGTTCACCGAGGACGTGCAGGTTTGGGCCGGCCAGAACTGGGCGATCGACGTCTCGCTTGCGCCGATGAAGCGCGCCGCGGCCGAGGAATGGATATCGTTCCTCATCTCGCTCAACGGCAGGCAGGGCACGTTCCTGCTGGGCGATCCCACGGCCGCCACGCCGCGCGGGACCGCACCGGGCGCGCCGCTCGTCAAGGGCACACAGGCAGGCGGCCTCAACACGCTGGCGACCGACGGCTGGACGGCGGGTCAGACCGGCATCCTGCTGCGCGGCGACTTCATCCAGCTCGGCTCGGGTGCGACCACGCGCCTGCACAAGGTGCTGACCGACACCAACTCGAACGGGAGCGGCGAGGCGACGCTCGACATCTGGCCGTCGATCCGCAAGGAAGGGGCGACGGACAACGCGGCGATCGTCACGTCGGCCTGCAAGAACACCTGGCGCTTGGCGTCGAACGAATCCGAGTGGGACGTCGGCGAGGCCCAGATCTACGGCCTGCAGTTCTCGGCCGTCGGAACGCTCTAGCATGTCGCGCGACCTGACCGCAGACGTCCTCGCCGAGACGGTCGCCGAGGTGAAGCGGCTTGCCCTCTTCGCCGAGATCGAGACGGCGGGCGATACCGTCCGCCTGTGGTCCGGCATCGGCGACGCCACGCTCGGCGGCAATCTCTTCGTCGGCGTCGGCACGTTCGGCGGGATCTCGACCCCCGAAGAGACGACCGACTTCAAGGCTGCCGGGATCGTCTTCACGCTGTCGGGCATTCCGTCGGCGCTGATCTCGATCGCGATCAACGACATCCGGCAGGGACTTCCGGCCAAGTGCTGGATCGCGTTCCTCGAGGCCGACGGCTCGCTGATCGCCGACCCTGTGCTGCTGTTCGAAGGCACGGCGGCCGTGCCGACGACGGACGAGCAGGCCGAGACATGCACGATCGCGCTGTCCGCCGAATCGTGGGCCTCGACGCTCCGCCGGCCGCGCTCGACGCGCTACACGCAAGGCGACCAGGAGACGCGCGACCCGACCGACAAGGGCTTCGCCTACGTGCCCACGCTGCAAGACAAGAAGATCGTCTGGGGAAGCTGATGGCGCGTTTCGTCGACTGGCCTGTGCGCCTCGAGCGCGCCATCCGCGAGGCGGAGGGCCGCCCCTTCGCGTGGGGCACGCACGACTGCATGCTGTGGGTTGCCGGCGTCGTCGAGGCCTTGACCGGGGTCGATCACATGCGGGACTTGCGCGGCACCTACGACAGCGAGCGGGGTGCCGCGCGCACCCTGATCGAAGCCGGCTATCCCGACCTCGGCGCGGCCGTCGGATCGCGGCTGCGCGCGCACGACGTGCCGACGCTGGCGCAGCGGGGCGATGTCGTTCTCGTGGAATTCTCCCGCTCGGCGCTGGGCGTGGTCGGGCTCGACGGGCGTTGCGTGCTCGTGTCGCCCGGCGGGCTTGTGCGCTGGCCGTTGCGCGCTGCGACGCGGGCATGGGCTGTCGAATGACGAAGCGCGTTTTCCTCGCGGCGCTCGCCCTGATCGGGGCGACGGTGCCGGCGGCGATCGCATTCGCCGATCCGATCACGGCGACGATCGCCTCGGCGGCACTCTCTGGCGGCCTCGCCTACGCGAGCGGCACGGTCATTTTTGGCCTGACGTCTGTCGGCCTGTCCGCCGCCCTGATCGGCGGTGCGAGCCTCGTTCTCGGCTTTGTCACGCAGGCGCTGGCGCCGAAGCCCAAGACGCCCGACATGCCGACTGCCTTCGCGGCGATCGCGTCGGACCGGACCATCATGGTCCGCCAGCCGATCACGTCCGGCAAGATCCAGTTCGGCCGCATCCGGCTCTCGGGCCCCCAGACGTTCGTCGAGCGGACCGCCGAGGGTGGCGGGACGATGCATGTCCTGCTGACCCTGTCGATCAGCCCGATGTCGCGCTTCGACGAGCTGTGGCTCGACGACGAGCAGGTTCCTCTCGACTGGGCCTTCGGTGCCGGCGTGGGCGGCAACGCGACGGGGAAGTATGCCGGCAAGATCAAGGCATGGTTCGGCGCCGGAACCGAGGCCGGAGACGCCACGCTTCACGCCGCCCTGACGGCGGCCGTCGGGTCGAAATGGACGCCGGATCACAAGCAGACGGGGTGCGGCAAGCTCTACGTCCAGATGATCTGGGACCGGGATCTGTTCGAGTCCGGCACCCCGAACCTGTCGGGCATCTTCCGCTGCTCGCCCGAGATCTTCGATCCGCGCACCGACACGACCGGCTGGACGAACAACGCCGCGCTCGTGCTGGCCCGCTACATGACGATGCCGGTCAACCAAGGCGGCTTCGGCGCCGACGTAGCCGAGATCGACGACGCGGACTGGATCGCCGCGGCGAATGCCTGCGACGAGATGGCCGATCTTGCAGAGAAAAGCGTCGACTTCACGGCCGACGCCGGCGCCAACACGATCGACCTTGCCAGCGGCAAGCTGTCGCTGACGACCGGGGCCAAGGTCCGCCTCGCCACGACGGGCACCCTGCCGACCGGCCTCGCGACCGGGACCGACTATTACTTCATCAATCTCGGCGAGAATGTCGGGCAGCTTGCCACGACGCTGGAGAATGCGGAAGCCGGGACCGAGATCGACTTCTCGACCGCCGGTACCGGGACGCACTCGATCCGGATCGAGACGGCCTTCACGGCGAACGCGACGGACAACCTGATCGAACTCGACGACGGCGCGCAGCGGCTGCGCACGGGCTCGCGCGTCACGGTCTCGACGACCGGCACGCTGCCCGGCGGCCTCTCCGCTGCGACGAACTATTTCTTCGTCGAGACCGGCACGAACAAGGGCGGCCTCGCGACCTCGCTGGCGAACGCCCGCGCGCGTACGCTGATCGACATCACGAGCGCCGGCACGGGCACGCACTCGATCACGGCGAACGCCGAGCCGCGCTACACGGCCGACGGCACGATCGACACGAACGACACGCCCGAACAGGTCATCCCCAAGCTGCTGTCGGCGATGGCCGGCAAGCTGATCCGGCGCGGCGGCAAGTGGCACATCCTCGCCGGCGTCTGGACCGGCCCGACGATCGCGGCCCTCGACGAGGACGACGTGATCGCGGGATTTCAGGTCGCCTGGCGCCGCGAGCCGCGCGACGTGTTCAACGGGGTCAAGGGCACCTACACGGACCCGGACTCCAACTGGCAGCCCGGCGACTTTCCCACCGTCTCGGTTGCGGCCTATCTCGAAGAGGACCAGGATAACCGCGTCTGGAAAGACGCCGACCTTCCGTTCACGATCTCGCCGAGCATGGCGCAGCGGATCGCGCGCATCGATCTCGAGCGCAACCGCCGGCAAATCCAGTTCGCGCCGCAATGCAAGATCAAGGCGCTCAAGGTCGTGCCGGGCGAGGTCATCCCGTTCGACTGGGACCGCTACGGCTGGACCGGCGGCACCAAGACGTTCGAGGTCGCGAAGTTCCGCCTCGTGATAGGCAATTCCGATGGCGTTCCGTCTGTCTCGGTCGAACTCGGCCTGTCGGAGATCGACGCGAACGTCTACGCCTGGACGCCGGCGGACGACGAAGTCGTGCTGGCACCGTCGGCTCGATCCAACATCGCAAGCGCGTCGAGCGTCGCGGCTCCGAGCGATATCGAACTCGCGAGCGGGACCGACGAGCTCGACGTCCGGGTCGACGGGACGATCTTCTCGCGCCTGCGCGTCTCGTGGACCGCCCCGGCCGACGGCTTCGTCACGTCGGGCGGGCAGATCGAAATCCAGTACCGCAAGACGGCCGACCCGGACTGGTCGCCGTCGGAGTTCACCGACGGGGCGGCGACGAGCTACCGGATACTCGACGTCGAGGACGGCGTCGAATACGAGGCCCGCATCCGGGCGCGCAACTATCTCGGCATCCGGTCCGCGTGGCTCGTTTCCGATCCGCATGTCGTCATCGGCAAGACGGCGGCGCCGTCCGACGTCGAGGATTTCTCGGCCGCGACGAACGGAGCGGCCGTCGTCCTGAAATGGTCGCCGGTCTCCGATGCCGACCTCGACGGCTACGATATCCGCTTCTCGTCGACTGCCGTCTCGTCATGGGCGGCGGCAACGCCGATCTCGCAAGCCGAGGGGGGGACGTCGATCACGTCGCTCGCGGTCCCGCCCGGCGAGTGGAATTTCTACATCAAGGCGCGCGACACGTCGGGCAACCTCTCCGAAGAGGCGGCGATGACGTCGGCCTCGATCTCGGTCTTCGCCGACGGCTCGACCCGCGCCGTCGTCTATTCCGCAGAACAGGCCCCCGACTGGCTCGGGACCAAGACGAATTGCCACGTCCACCATACCGGCAAGCTCATTCCGGATTCGACCGAGCTCGCCGCCGATATGACGGACGCCGACCTTTGGGACGAGTTCAACGCCTACCCCGTCGCGGAGGCGACCTATGAGGCGCCGGCGGCCGATCTCGGCCAGGACGCCGAGGTCCGCACCTACGCGATCACGTCCGGTGCGCTCGGCTTCGGAGAGACGGCGGGCGCACCGATCCAGTTCCTCGAGCAGGACTACAAGCTCGCGGCCGGGGCCTATGACGGATTCGAGCCGTGGACGATCGGCACGAACACGCTTCGCCAGTTCAAGCAGAAGATCACGCTCCGCGCGGTCGACGGGATCCAGCTCGCGACGGCCTTCGCGCCGACCGCCGATGCGGCCGCGCGGACCGAGCAGGGAGCGAACGTCGCCACACTCTCCGGCGGGACCGCGATCACCTTCGACCGGCCTTTCTTCGACGAACCGAGCGTCCAGGCGACGGCGGTCGGCGGCGGTGGCGCGCAACAGGCGTGGGCCGAGGACGTCACGACGACGGGATTCACGTTGTTCACGGCGACCGGCACCGGCACGCCGAACGATGCACACGCAAACTGGTCTGCAACAGGGGTATAGCGCATGGTCGCTCAAGTCACGGCTCCCGATCACACGACGCAGAACGGCACCGGTTACAAGAGCAATCTTGATGCGGCGGCGGCGGCGCTCACGCGCCTCGGCCTCTCGTTCCTGCCACAGGCGCAGGCGACGCCGGACATGACTGTCCGCGTCCTCGCCGGGCAGCTTTTCAAGAGTGCAGCACTGACGGCCGTCGCGGCGCAGAACACCGGCACGATCACGGCACCGGTCGGCAATCCCCGGATCGACCGCGTCGTGCTCAACCTGTCGAGCGGTGCGGTCGAGGTCATCACCGGCACGCCGGCGGGGTCTCCGACGGCTCCGTCCATTCCAGCCGACCGCTGGCCCATCTGCCAAGTGCTCTTGCAGACGAGCACGACGGCGATCGGCGCCTCGATGATTACGGACGAGCGCGCGGTCCCGACGGGGACGGCGGCGCTGCGCGACGTCGGCACGGGCTCGACGCAGATCCCGACGAACGCCGATATCCAGACCGGGACGGAAACGATCACCGCCGGCGAGGATCTGGTCGCGCCGAACGTCATCTATCAGGACACGGGCGATCAACGCGGCGGCGGTGCGACGAAGTGGTACAAGGTCGACACCGACGCGACGGGCCCCGTCAAGATCGCGAGGCGGATCGGGATCGCGCTCGCCACGATCGCAAGCGGAGCCACGGGCCTAGCGCAGGTCCGGCCCGGTCGCGTGGCCGGCTTCTCCGGCCTCACGGCCGGCGGCGAGGTATGGGCGTCGGCGACGGCCGGCGGCGTGACGCAAACGGCACCGGCCGTGCCCTCGACTGGCACACAGAACGCAACCCGCTCGCTCGGCGTGGCCGTCTCGACGACGGAGGTCGCGTTCGACCCGGATCCCCGGACGGTTTTCACGGCGCGCGACTCCGCTCTCGCGAATGCCGGAACGCTCGTCGTCGAGCACTTCCCGGACACCGGCGCGCGCGAGCGGATTTCGATGGCCTACCTCGTCGCGGTCGCTGCGACGCAAACGCAGATATCGCAGGCCACTGGAACGACGATTGGCGATATGACCGGAAACGGCGGCATTGCGGCCGCGCGCGACGGGACAACGTCGCAGGCCAACACCGCTTGCGCGCAGCTTCTTGGTGCCGGCGGCCTGATCGGCGTCGACTGGGGTTCCGGAAACTCGAAGACCCTAACCGGGTTCAAGTTTTGGGGGCCAAATAACGAATACATCAACAGCAACAGCGCCGGCTCGACGATAACTCTCACGCTCTACGGCGGCAACTCGGGCCTCGGCGTGTCCGGGACGAACCTCGGCTCTATGAGCTTCACCGACGATAATATCGGGACGCTCCGGTCGAAGCTCTCCGGTCTCACGACGACGACTGCCTATCGCTATCACTGGATAGCGATCACATCCTCGGCATCGTTTGCGGGAGGTTCGTCGCGGTGCGCCGAGATCCAATTCTTTGAGGACCTGATCTCGTATGACGAGCCGATCGCGCCGGTCCCGGAAAGCCGCAACTCGGCATCGACGAACGACGTCACGGTCCGTTTCGCCGATGCCTCGAATGCGAATGCGGATACGAAGTCGACCTTCCGCAACCGCTTGAACGCGACGCTCGATATCGCCGCGGAGATCGTGCTTTGACGGTGCTCCTGATCGCGTGGGCCGGCTATTGCTGGCTCTTGCGAGGCGGCGCTTTCGGCGCGCTCTGCCGACGGTGGCTCGTCCTCGAGCCGGGGACGACGATAACCCGGATCGTCTCGATGGGCGCCTTAGTGGCGCCCTTCGCATTTCTGGCACCGGTCGAGATCGTGCTCGCTCTCTGGCTCTCGTCTTACGTCGCATCGACGATCGGCTATTTCGGCGAGGCGATGGGGATCGAGCGCGGCGCGCGAGACGTCGTCCTTATGTCGGCGTGGGGCCTCGTCGTGTTCTCGATCGCACTCTCGCCGGCCATCGTCTCGGCCGAGGTCGCAATCGATCTCGCCGCGGTCCTCGCCGATCCCGCCGTCTTGCTCGATCGCCCGATCCTCATCGGCCTCGACGTCGCTTGGCGATTCGTCGTCTTAGGCGCGGTCGCCGGGCCGGTCTACGCGATCAACAAAGAATATGGACGCGCGCTCGGCCTCGACTGGACGGAGCGCTCGGAAATCTGCATCGGCGCGGCCTTGGGCGGCGCGCTTTCGTTGGCGATGGCATAGGGGCGACGACATGAACAGTGGGCGGCGAGCAGAGGATCAAAGCGGCGGTCTGAAAGATCGCCTCTATGGCAACGGGACCTTGACGGTCGCCGCGCGCTTGAGCTCGGTCCTCGCCGCCCTCGTTTGCACGCTCGTGACGACGGTCGGCGGCTTCCTCTTTTGGGAGGTATGGGGCGAGCTCAAGGCGACGCGCGCCGAGCGCCAGGCCGTCGCCGTCACGCTCGGCCGGTTCGATCAACGGTTCGCCGAGATCGACCGACGCAACGACGTGCAGGACCGATATATCGACGCGCTGCGGGACCGAGGCCGCCCGTGACCGTCTGGTCCTCCCGCTACTTCACCGCCGCCGAGATGGCCTGCAAGTGCGGCTGCGGTGTCGAGCGCATGGACCCGCATTTCATGGAGCGCCTTGACCGCCTGCGCGAGCGGTGGGGCCGGGGTATCTCGCCGTCGTCGGCCTATCGCTGCGACAAGCACGAGTCCGAGGCCGGCAAGGCCACCGTCGGCGCGCACCGGCAGGGCCGGGCGGTCGACATCCCGTGCGACGGGCAGGGCGCGTTCCGGCTCATGTCGATCGCGCTGGAGCTCGGCTTCACGGGCGTCGGGATCTCGCAGCGTGCAGGCAAGCCTCGCTTCATCCATCTGGACGACGCACCCGCCGCCGACGGGCAGCCGCGTCCGACCGTCTGGGGGTATTGAGCATGTTAGCACTCGCGCCGATCCTGCTTCAGGCCGCCCCGTTCCTCGCCAACCTGTTCTTCGGCGACAAGACGGGCGCAGTCGTCACGAAGGCCGCCGAGCTCGCCGGCAGCATTCTGGGTGCGGATCCGAACAGCCCGGACGCCATGAAGGCGGCGCTCGCCAAGGCCGACCCGGCCAAGATGATCGAGCTGCAGGCCGCCCTCTCGAAGTTCGCGCACGAAGAGACCATGGCGCGGATTGCGGCCGAGGATGCCGAGAAACAGCGTCGGCACGACGAGGTGCTGGCGCTCGTGGCCGACGTCGGCAATGCACGGGCGCGAGACACGAAGCTGCGCGAGGCCGGCCACGCCAACAGCCGGGCCAACTGGATGATCGCCGGCGACGTCGCCGGCCTGATCGCGTGCCTGGCTGCGATGGCGTACCTCGCGCAGACCGGCCAAAAGTACCCGGAGATCGTTTGGGTGACGCTGAGCGGCTTTGCCACGACGTTCGGGCTGTGCCTGCGCGATGCCCACAATTTCGAATTCGGCTCGTCGGCCGGCTCGCGGGAGAAGACGACACTGCTTGCCGCTGCACCGGCGCTCGAGGTGCGCAAATGACCCGCGCCCTCGTCGCCCTGCTCGTCGTGCTGGCCTTCGCGGCATGGGGTGCGCCGCCGCCGGATTCGGACGGCCGATACCGCGACTGGTTCCGCAGCCTCAAGCAGCCGGGCACGGACGTTTCGTGCTGCGACCTCACCGACTGCCGGTCGGTCGAGTACCGCATCACCCCGGACGGCTATCAGGCGCTCATCACCCCGCAGACGCACGGCCAGCTCGGCGTGACCGAGCCGATGTGGGTGGACGTGCCGGTCGCCAAGACGCTGCCGATCTTCAGCCAGACCGGCCGGGCAGTCGCATGCTGGACGCCGCATGCGGGCATCATCTGCTTCGTCAAGGCGATGGAGATATGAGCGCCGCCTTCCGCACGCGCGTCGGCAAGGTCCGCTACCGGGATGGCCGGGAGCTGCGCGTGCTGCCGTCCGCCGAACCACTTCCGGCCATCGAGAAACACCTGATCGCGTCCGCCCGGAAAATGGCGACCCAAGGCAGCGCGCTGATGCAGGGCTACGTCCTCGTGAGCTGGGATGCGCAGGGCTTCAACAGCTCGTCTTGGCAGCTCGATCCGTCCGGCTTCATCGGCAAAACCATGATGCCGTCCTTCGTTGCCGACGTCATCCGGTCGCGCCTCGCCGATCTCTAG